ATATAATTTGGTAAACACGAAAGGGCCGATATGAACAAAATAGAGATAGATATCAAGGCATTACCAAGTGATATTCGTGGTTGGATTGAGTTTGAAATCGCTACAAGCAATGCGCAAGATGTCGGCGTTGAACTGCTCAGAAAGAAGCACGTGTGGATAGATAATGTGCGCTGTGCTGGTTTATTTGACGATAGCAAGCCAAAGTTATCCGTAGCATGCTACACAGATACACATAAGTGGATACCTATCCTAGTACATGAAAGCTGCCACCGAGATCAGTACACAGAAAACGCAGCTATATGGCATCACAAGATTGAATTAGATGGTGAGCAGCATGACCCAATTACTTTATTTCAAAGCTGGTTAGATGGGGAAACGGAACTAAAACCCCGTAAACTTAAAGAAGTAATCACCGCTACGGCTGCACTAGAGTTAGATTGTGAGATGCGGTCTGTAAAGAAAATTAATAAGTTCTACTTACCAATTAATGCCAAGGAATATATCCAGAAGGCTAATGCATACGTGTGGTTCTACCACGTAATGCGGGAGACAAGGCGCTGGTACCCCAAGGGTAAATCCCCATTTTACCTAGCTGATGTGTGGACTAAGATGCCAACAGACTTTGATAACGATTACAGTACCGTCCCAACTCGCATTAAAAAACTGATCTTGGAGAGATGCTTTGCCCTATAAAGACCCCAATGATCCCCGTAAAAAGGCGAATCAAAAGAAGGCGCAGCACAATTGGTATTTAAAAAATAAGGAAAGCCACCAGAAGAACACCAACGAAAACAAACGTAAAGCCCGGGCCAAGTGGCAAGAGTACAAGGCTACCCTATGCTGCACAAAATGCGGACAAAATCATCCCAGCACGTTGGACTTCCACCATGTTATTAAAGATGATAAACGAAGTGTGAATCAATTGGTGTGTGCAGGGCAATATAAAGAAGCATTAAAGGAAACCGAAAAGTGTGTAGTCCTGTGTGCGAACTGCCATAGAATCTTCCACCACGAGGAAAGGCTTGCGGCTAAAGAAAAGTAGTGTAAACTCCAGCTATCGCCTACTAGGGTTGCCATGATTAATATAGAGCCAACAAAGGACCATCCGGTCCCGTACAGCACTGACGACGAAAAGCCGGAAACGTTTAAAGACGAACTGGCAGTAACAGCCAACACCGTGGACCTCATGGAAGGGCTGGGTATGGCTATTGAATTTAGCGCAGAAGACGCTGAAAAGACTAAGAAGCTCGTTAAGCAAGCCATCGAGAAACAAGATTCCAAAGCATTAAAAACAACGAATACAGCGTTTGCTGCAGCAGCCTTTATTAAGACGTATGCTAACCAGCTAGCCTTAGATGTCCATCAAGCGCGGTCTGCGATTACGGCAAAGCTCATGGAGATAGCCAACTGTGGCGACCCACGCTACGAGTTAAAGGCACTAGAGTTACTAGGCAAGCATATTGATATCGGGCTGTTTAGCGAACGTTCAGAGATAACCATTAACTATAAAGATAGCAACGACTTAGAAAAAGCCATTAAAGATCGGGTCAAACGCTTACTTAATGCTGAGGTGGTGGACGCCACTCCACTGTACGATAACCTCGAAGAAGAGCTGGGCATAACAGTGACGGAGGTCAAAGCTGATGATGCAGCCAGCCAAACAGATAATTAACGATATCAGTTTGAAAGACATCCCTACAATACTGCCAATGTTGTCAGAGGCGGAGCAACACCAGTTATTACTAGAGTTAGAAAAGCTCCAAGAGCTAAAGAACAAAGAGCTAGCACAGAACAAGTTCATTGAGTTTGTTAATAAAGTTTGGCCCACATTCATTGCAGGTAGACACCATGCGAGAATGGCTGCGGCGTTTGAGGAGGTTGCCAATGGCACATGCAAGAGACTTATTATTAATATGCCGCCTCGTCATACGAAATCCGAGTTTGCTAGCTACCTACTACCTGCTTGGTTCTTGGGTAAATATCCTGAGAAGAAAGTCATCCAGACTTCCCATACCGCTGAACTCGCTGTTGGATTCGGACGTAAAGTGCGAAACCTTGTTGATTCCGAAGTATATAAATCTATTTTCCCGGGAGTTGGACTTCAAGCTGACTCTAAAGCAGCAGGCCGGTGGGCGACTAACAAGGGTGGAGACTATTTTGCTATCGGTGTTGGGGGTGCGGTAACTGGTAAAGGTGCTGACATACTAATTATTGACGACCCACACTCGGAGCAAGAGGCTGCAATGAGTGAAAACAACCCAGAAATCTACGATAAGACCTACGAATGGTACACATCTGGTCCACGTCAGCGTCTACAACCGGGCGGAGCCATCGTTATTGTGATGACACGCTGGTCTAAAAAGGATTTAACGGGTCAAGTTATCAAAGCAGACGCACAAAGAGGCGGTGAAGGGTGGAAAGTCATTGAATTTCCAGCAATTTTACCTACTGGCAACCCGCTTTGGCCTGAGTTTTGGCCCCTAGAGCAGTTAGAAGCCCTAAAAACTGAACTTCCAACCGGTAAATGGATGGCTCAGTACCAACAACAGCCAACTTCTGACGTAAATGCGATCATTAAACGAGAATGGTGGAAGGTTTGGGAAGAAGATCACCCACCTTACTGTGATTTTTTGATTCAATCTTGGGATACGGCGTTTTTAAAGACCCAAAGAAGCGACTATTCTGCATGTACAACGTGGGGAGTGTTCTACCATGACGACGATAGAGGCGTTCCGCAAGCTAATATTATCTTGTTAAACTCATTCAAAAGGCGTATGGAGTTTCCAGAACTAAAGCAACAAGCCTATGAACAGTATCAAGAATGGAACCCAGATGCTATGATTGTCGAAGCAAAAGCGTCAGGCGCACCGTTGATATTTGAGTTGCGAGCGATGGGTATTCCAGTACAAGAGTTCACACCTAGCAAAGGTAATGATAAAATCGCCAGATTAAATGCGGTTGCCGATATGTTTGCAAGTGGAATGGTATGGGTACCAAATACACATTGGGCGGAAGAATTAGTAGAAGAAGTAGCGTCGTTTCCTTCGGGAGAGCATGATGACTTGGTGGACTCGATGACGCAAGCGCTCCTGCGATTTCGCAGAGGCGGGTTTATTCGTCTGGCTTCGGATGAACCAGAAGATATTAAATATTTTAAATCTAGGCGTAATGCCGGATTCTATAACGTGTAAGGAAAGTATATGGCAATTGATAAAGGTTTATACCAAGCACCAATGGGTATGGCGCAAACTCAAGAAGAACCAATTGAGATTGAGATTGTTGACCCAGAAAAGGTGGGTATTACCGCCGACGGCATACAAATTGACATAGAAAAAGAAGGCGATAGCGAAGAGTTTAGTCGCAACCTTGCTGATGATATTGATGATGGCACATTACAAAGTATTGGCGCAGAACTGATTGGGTTCTTTGAATCTGATATTTCCGCACGTAAAGACTGGGCAGATACTTACGTTGATGGTCTTAAATTGCTGGGGTTGAAATATGAAGAGACGACAGAACCGTGGGCAGGCGCATGTGGCGTATACCACCCGATGTTATCTGAGGCAGTTGTTCGCTTTCAATCAGAAGCAATTATGGAAACTTTTCCAGCGCAAGGGCCGGTCAAGACGCAAATTATTGGTAAAGAGACTCAAGCAAAGAAGGAAGCGTCCTCTCGAGTATCGGAGGATATGAACTACAAGCTCACAGAGCAGATGACTGAGTATCGCCCTGAGCACGAAAAACTATTATGGAACTTGCCGTTAGCAGGTTCTGCATTTAAGAAAGTCTACTTTGATCCATCATTAGATCGCCAAGTAGCAATGTTTATACCTGCGGAAGACTTTGTTGTACCTTATGGTGCAAGCAATCTGGATACTGCGGAACGCATGACTCACGTGATGCGTAAGACTAAGAACGATATTAAGAAGTTACAAGTAGCTGGGTTCTACCGTGATGTTGATTTGGGCGAGCCACTAAATGTAATGGACGATATTGAGAAGCGCAAAGCAGAAGAACAAG